CTTAAAAAATTCCCCGGGGGTAAAAATAGATATTTGGTTTTCACCCGGCAGAGTTAGCTGCTTAATAGAATACACAAGGTTGCATCCGGTAATGCGGGTAATTTTCCTCTTCTTCCAGGTTTCTCCTTTCTTTCTTGTCCATATATGAGGAAATTACTGGGGCAATTCCTGGTGTATTCCATTAAGTAGCTAACGAAAAGTGTATAAAAACTACACATAAACTATGATGAAAGGAGAAGTAAATATGCCTCGAAAAATCCTAATCTCATCTGATGAACTGAAACCAATGAGACCGGCTTTACATCCTGAGGCTAGGGAAAACCAGATGATTGCTCTGGCCGTTGATTTGGCTGAAAAGCAGCTTCGAGACGGAACCGCTTCTTCGCAAGTCATAACTCACTTCTTAAAACTTGCAACAAGTAAAGAGAAGCTAGAGCAAGAAATTTTAGCTGAACAAAAGAAATTGTTAGTGGCTAAAACTGATAGCTATAAATCTTCTGCTCGCGTTGAGGAGCTATATGCGGATGCTCTTGAAGCTATGAGAACATACACTGGGACAGGTGGCAAATCAAATGATGAAGAACCAGAATAATGTAAAAAGATATTCAGAGTTTTCTCAATTGGCTACATTTGAGGAACGCTATAGATACCTTCGGGTATATGGATCTGTTGGGGCTGATACTTTTGGCTTTGATAGATATTTGAATCAACAACTATACAAATCTCCAGAATGGAGAAGAGTCCGAGATATTGTTATCGCAAGAGACAATGCTTGTGATTTAGGAATCCAAGGTAGAGATTTACATGGGCGTATATATGTTCATCATATGAACCCAATTGGTATATCTGATATAGAAGAGTCTAGTGACTTCTTACTAAACCCAGAGTATTTGATTTGTGTTTCTATGGAAACGCATAATGCAATTCACTATGGAAACGAAAGTTTCCTAGAAATAAACAAAGTTGTAACAAGGACAACTAATGACACATCCCCTTGGAAAAAATAAAAAGGAGAATTTATATTATGCCAGGACAAGGTAGATCAAAAAATGTATCAAAAGCTGAGTCTGCAGATGTTGCAGATTTAATTATTGAAGGATTCATTGAGTATTGCGAATCAGAACTAAAAGTTGAAGAAGAACTAAAAGTTGAAGAAGAACTAAAAGTTGAAGAAGAACTAAAAGTTGAAGAAGAACTAAAAGTTGAAGAAGAACATAAGATTGAGGAACAGCCAGTAGTAGTTGAACCTCCAAAAGTTAGATACGCTATAGGTGAAGTTCACAACTGCGGAATTTTAAAAGTCCGAAAGGTAGCGAATGCTAAATCAGAAGTAGTCACGGTTATTAATAGAGGGACTCAAGTGAAAGTTGACTTTGAAGGATCAAGTGAAACTTTTTATAAAGTAACAGTCGGTAAAACTTCTGGATTCTCTATGAAAACATACATTAAAATTGTAGAATAGAGGTAACGTTCATGAATGATAAGAGTATCTTAACAACTATAAAAAAGTTGCTTGGTTTAACCGAAGAGTACACGGCATTTGATACTGATATTATTGTTCATATCAATACTGTACTCACAAACTTAATACAAATTGGTGTTGGTCCAGTAACTGGATTCATGATTGAAGACAGTACTAAGACCTGGTCAGATTTTGTACCTAACGATAAGTTGTTATTTGTTCAACAATTAATTTCTTATGTGTATATTAAGGTACGTTTATTATTTGACCCACCCGCAAATACTAATCTTATTGATTCACTAAAAGCAAATGCATTAGAATTAGAATTCAGATTGTATAGTGAGCACTTAAAAGAAGTAATTGCAGCAGAAACAGTAGTAGAACCAATTGAAGAATAGGAGGATATTTGTGTGAAAAATTCAAAAACAAGTGCTTTGTATCATTATGGTATCCCCGGTCAAAAATGGGGTGTCAGAAGATTCCAAAATGTAGATGGTTCATTAAAACCTAGCGGTAAAGCTCGTTATACTCCAGATGGTAAAAAGAAAAACCCTATAGATATGGATGACGATGATTTAAAGAAATCAAATCAACGACTTCAAGCAGAACAGCAGTATAATCAATTAACTGGTCGCCCTTATAAAAATAGATCCAGTAAAACTGACACGTTAATTAAGGTCGGTGCCTCAGCTACCGGAAGCTTCTTAGCAGTTAGCGGATTAATGGCTCTGCGCGAGTTATCACAAGGTAAAAAAGTAAATATTGCAAAAGTGATGGTCCCTGGATTGATTTCTGCTGTAGGTGGAGCAATTGGATCACTTACAACATCTTTTGGTGGTCAAGTAAGTAAGGGAGGAAAAACTTAATATGAATGAAATTAAACATTATGGCATTAAGGGTCAACGTTGGGGGGTTAGACGCTTCCAAAATGATGATGGGTCCCTTAAAAACAAAGCCAAAAACAAATTTAAAACCGGAGAACAAAAACAGAAAAAAGAGTTAACCCCTGAAGAAAAGAAAGCTCGTACAGCAAAAGGGTTTAAAATCGCAGGCGGTATTTTAGGAGTAGTAGGGACATATGTCGTTGCTGATTTTATTATGTCCAAGGTTACTGGGGATATGAATTTATTTCAAGCAGGAAAACTAGCAGCGGCAGCATTGGAAGCAGCTAAACTGCCGAATTAAAATTGTATGGCTCTATCTAATACCGCAGTTCCAATTTATTATGGCTGTTTTAGAGATGCGGTCATAAGAGGTGATATTCCGGTTTGTAAAGAAATCTCTATGGAGATGAATCGAATAGACAAGCTTATAGAGAATCCTGGAATATTTTACGATGATCTTGCTGTTGAAGGATTCATTAAGTATTGCGAATCAGAATTAACATTAACCGACGGGTCTGATTTAACACTTCTAGACTCATTTAAGTTATGGGCGGAGCAGATCTTTGGTTGGTATTATTTTCTTGAAAGAAGTGTATTCGTTCCAGATGCTGCCGGTAGACACGGTTGTTATGAAAAACGATACATTAAAAAAAGATTGATTAATAAACAGTATTTAATAGTTTCTAGAGGTGCTGCCAAATCAATGTATGGGTCTTGTTTACAAAATTACTTTTTAAACATTGATACCTCAACTACATATCAAATAACTACAGCACCAACTATGAAACAAGCCGAAGAAATCATGTCTCCAGTAAGAACAGCTATAACTAGGGCAAGGGGTCCTCTTTATAAGTTTCTAACAGAAGGTTCTTTACAGAATACGACAGGCTCTAAAGCAAATAGGGTTAAGTTAGCATCAACTAAAAAGGGGATTGAAAACTTTTTAACCGGTTCTATGTTAGAAATTAGACCAATGCGAATAGACAAACTCCAAGGATTAAGATGTAAAGTTGCAACAATCGATGAATGGCTTTCCGGAGACGTAAGAGAAGACGTTGTCGGTGCAATTGAACAAGGTGCATCTAAAGTAGATGATTATCTAATTGTAGCAATCTCTTCAGAAGGTACTGTTCGTAATGGATCAGGTGATACAATCAAAATGGAGTTAATGGACATTCTTAAAGGTGACTATATAAACCCACACGTATCGATATGGTATTACAGACTCGATTCGATTGAAGAAGTTGCAGACCCAAACATGTGGGTTAAAGCAAATCCGAATTTAGGCAAAACTGTTTCATACGAAACATATCAACTAGATGTTGAAAGAGCTGAAAAAGCTCCTGCGGTTCGAAATGATATTCTTGCTAAAAGATTTGGGATTCCTATGGAAGGTTATACATACTATTTCACATACGAAGAAACACTTCCCCATAAGAAACGTGATTATTGGAGTTTACCATGTGCGCTTGGCATAGACTTATCGCAAGGTGATGACTTTTGTGCATTTACGTTCTTATTTCCATTACAAAATGGTAGTTTTGGTATTAAGACAAGAAGTTACATTAGCTCATTTACTCTACATAAATTACCAGCAGCTATGCGAGTTAAATATGATGAGTTTATGAGAGAAGGTTCATTAATAGTAATGGATGGGACAATCTTAGAAATGATGACCGTATACGATGATCTTGACGCTATGATTAATGATTGTGGGTACGATGTTCGTTGCTTAGGATTTGACCCATATAATGCTAAAGATTTTGTTGAAAGATGGCAAAACGAAAATGGACCATATGGTATTGAAAAAGTAATTCAGGGCATAAGAACAGAGTCGGTTCCTTTAGGGGAACTTAAAAAATTATCTGAACAAAGACTGCTATTATTTGATGAGGCGCTTATGTCATTTGCCATGGGTAATTCAATTACACTGGAAGACACAAATGGCAATAGAAAACTTTATAAAAAGAGACACGAGGCTAAAATTGATAATGTGGCAGCATTAATGGATGCTTTTGTTGCCTACAAACAAAATAAGGAGGCATTTGAATAACTATGGATTATTTAGAGTTTAAATCCCTATCTCATCATGGTATCAAAGGCCAACGGTGGGGTATAAGACGTTTTCAAAACGAGGATGGATCACTTACACCAAAAGGTAAAAAACGAGAATTAACTGATCAAGAGAAATCTGATAAAAATAAAAATATTCGTAGAACTGTCGGTACTGCTGTTGTGGGAGCTGCTATTGGGGCCGCTGTAATTGGTGCTGCTTGGTATGCTAAAAATATGAGTACTAAAAAAATACTAAGCCAAAAGAGAGCAGTAGCTACAGCCAAAGGTAAGGCAACAAGAGCTGCACGAAAAGCTTCTGGATATTATGAAACATTTAAAAATGTTGATGTATTAATTTCAAAAGGTGATCAGTTTGTAAAATCATTTACTAATGTATCAGTCGCCAAAATATTGGCTTAAAGGAGGGTAATATGAAGTATTTAATACATGGAGAATTAACCCACTATGGTATATTAGGACAAAAATGGGGTATCAGAAGATTCCAGAATGAGGACGGATCATTAACACCGGCCGGCCAAAATCATTATAAAAAACAAGATGATCGATGGGTAAAGAAAAAATCGGATAAGATTTATAAACAGACCTATAA